AGGAGGCGCTCCAGAGGGCGCTGGAGCGGGTGGAGGCGCAACGGGTGCTGGGGTAGCCGGCGGACCCGGTACAGGGCCTCCTGGGCCTCCAGCGGGCGGCTGCATGGCCCTCGCCAACGCAGCAGCGCCAGCCGCCCCGGTCTGAGGACCGCCGGGCATGACGGATGCGCCAGGGTCGGCTGCGCCAGGGCCGGCGAATTGCGGCAGGCGCGGCATGGGACCACCGGGACCGGGGCCGGCAACGGGACCGAGCGGCGATCCCAGCTCGCCACCACCTTGCGGTGCGAGGAGGCTCTGCGGGGCCGGCGGCGCTCCAGGCGTAGCCATCATCGGCGGTGGTACGGCCGATGCGCCGGCTGCGGCTGCGCCCTGCGGCGTCAGGAGGCCCGGCGGCTTGGGCTGTGGCGGGGCCATCGGCGGCCCGGCCGGCGCGGGTGCGGGTGCGCCACCGGGGTTGCGCGCCTCCCATGCGGCCAGGGCATCGTTATACCTCGCCTGATTGATCTTGCCGGCGTTCGGGCCGGCGACCGGGGCGAAGTCGCTGGGGATGGGGCGCGGGTCGTTGAGCAGGCCGGCCGGCGCACCTGGCGGCGCGGCTGACGCGGTCTGCTGGCCGGGCGGCTGCAGCGCGCCCTGGGCGAACTGGTCGGGCGTGGTCGGCTGGTAGGGTGGCGCGGCATAGAGCGCGCTCGTGCTGGCGAGGCGCTGGTCGCGATTGCCGCCGCCGCTGTCCCAGTTCTTGGGCCGCAGCCACGCGAGCTGCCCATCGGTGAGCTGCTCGGGGTTGGTCGCGGCGTTGATCCGCGCGCCAGCCTTGGCCTCGATGCCGCCAGGGCGCAGCGACTGGAGAGCGAACAGCGCCTGCTGCTGCCAGGGCACCGGGTCGTTCGGCCCGACGCCGGCAAACTCGCGCATCTTGGTCAGGTTGGTGCCGTTGTCGCCAAAGAGGCCGTAACCCGGCGGCAGGCCCCTGGCGGCCAGGATTTCCCGGTCGTGCTCAAGGTTGGGGTTGCCGCCGCTCTCGTTGATCATCCCCGAGGTGATCGCGGTCGCCTCGTTCTTGTTCGCCCCGTTGTCGGTGAGGAACGAGTAGAGCATCTGCGGCGTGACCTGACCCTGGCTGGCGGCGAGAAGCTTCGCCGGCCCGGTCAGCTCCTTCTTGCCGCCGCCGGGCGCGTTCGGGTCGGCACCCGAGCCGCCGGCCATGATGCTGTTCGGGTTGTTGATCTGATGGGCGGCCCAACGGTTCATCTCAAGCTGGGCCTGCAGGTTGCCGGCCTGGGCCTGGGCCTGCTGGGTCTGCGCCTCCTGCAGCCGGGCCTTCACCAGCTCGTCCATGCTGGCATAGCCGGCGCTGGGGGCGCGGCCGATCGTGCTGAGCAACGGGATGCCGCCCTTGTACGGCACCGGCATCCCGCCCTCGGCAAACGCATTGGCGACGCCGGCCAGGGCGCGGTCGCGGAAGGCGCTCTGGACATCGGGGTTGAGCAGCCCGGTGCTCGGGTCCTTGGCGAGCGACCCGGTATAGCCGGCCGAGATGTCGTAAGGCTTGAGGAGCGACGACAGCAGGCCGCCGCGCGGGTCGTTCTGATCGCCGAGGAGGCCGAAGAGCGCCATCGCCTAGTACCCCTGCATCAACCGCTGCAGCGCGAGGTTGGGATCGAGCGGGTTGCGCTGCCGCGCGGTGTAGATGTTGTAGAGCGGGTTGTAGCCCGGCGGCATGCGGATCGGCGGCTGGCCGGGGGCTGCGCGCTGCTGCTGCGGCCCGGCGACCGCGCCCTGCAGCTTCTTGAGCGCGTCCTGGCCCTCGGGCGAACCCAGCTTGTCGGCGATCGTCTCCAGCATGCTTTTCTGCTTGGCGGCGTCGTCGTTGGTGAAGTAGCCCAGCTGGTTCACCGTCGTCGCCTGGGCCGGCGTCAGGTTGCTGTAGCCCGGCGTCGCGGGCGGCGAGCTGCCATCCGGCATCACCATGTCGGGGTTGGGATACCAGCCCTGCTGGCTGAGCATGTTGCTCTGGTCGGGCGTGAGGGTCGGGTAGCCGGTGGGGTCGCCACCGCCGAGACCGAGGAAGGACATGGGCTATACCCCAAACATTTTGGCGAGCGAGCCGAGGCCGAGGAGGCCGCCGATCGCTTGGCTCCCCCAGTTCTGAGACATGGACTGCGTCGTGTCGGTCACGGTGTTGCCGCCGATCGGCTGGCCGAGCATCGAGGCGTAGTTCTGCAGCGGTGCCCAGCCGCTGTTGAACGCGGCGGTGTCCATCGACATCGGGTAATTGGCGAAGTTCGGCGTCATCTGCGCGATGCTGCCCAGAGTGACGTCGCCCGCATTGGCGAGGTTGCCGGCCTGGCTCAGCGCCGTCGCCCCCGTGCCGTAGCCGGCGTTGGTGAGCTGGCCGCCCGTGCCGTAGCCGCTGAGCGCCTGCGCGTTGCCGGCGAGGCCGAGATTGGCCGCCCCGCTCAGGCTGCTCGACATGCCGCCGTAGCCGGTGCCGCCGAGGCTGTTGAGCGCCGACGCGCCCGTGCCATAGGCATTGCTGGCGGTGTTGTAGCCGGCGTTGAGCGCCGCGCCGCCGCCCTGGATCAGGTTGCCGGTGAGGCCGACGCCGGCCTGCCCGAGCTGCCCGGCGGCCTGGGCGGCGCTGCTGCTGTTCGCCATCCCTGTGTTGTAGATGCCGCCGACCGCCTGCCCGGCCCCGAGCGTGGTGTTGAGGCCCTGGTTGTAGGCGTTGTTGACGATCGAGCTGGTGGCGTCATCCATCGCCCGGCCGAGGGCGAGCTGGTTGCCGGTCTGCATGTTGGTCTGCGCGCCCGAGCCGTACCGGCCGCCGCTCTCAAACCCGCTGTCGGTCTGCGGCGCGGTCGCGGTCATAAACTGGCGCGCGATCGGGTTGAGGGCAGAGTTGATCAGGCCGGGCAGCGCCGGGTTGGTGCTCGGGTCGATGTACTTGCCGCTGGCGAGACCCATCAGCCCCGAGCTGAATGCGGGGTTGCTGTTGATCGCCATCCCGCTATTCGCCATCAGCGCCTGCTCGGACGGCCAGCCGGCGCTCATCCCCTGCGGCGCGAGGCCGTAGAGCTGGTTGGCGGTGCCTTGGCTGGCGGTCAGGGCGTTGTTGCCGATGCTTTGGAGGGCGGCATTGCTGCCATAACCGGCATTGGCGAGGCCGCCATACTGGCCGGCGAGACCCGTCAGGCCCGACATGTAAGGGGCGACGATGCCGGGGGCCTGCGCCCCGGTCGAGGCCGCCGCGCCGCCATAGGTGTTGCCCGCGCCGGCCGCCCAGCCGGCAATGTTGTTGAGGCCGGCGATCTGCGATGCCGCCGGCAGGACGTTGCCGGCATTGCCACTGAGCGCCGAGCTGACGAACCCCATGCCGCCGGGGACCATCTGCCCGGCCTGATCCTGGGTGGCGGTGGCTTGGTTGCCGGCGTAGTTGCGGAGCTGGTCGAGGTAGTTGAAGCCGTAGGCGGTCTCGGGGCCGCCCTTGCCGCCCATGTTGCCGGCTTGGTCCCACAGCCCGCCGAGGTAGCCGGCCTGGAGCTGGCCGACCGGGTTCGACTGGACAACGGTGCTGGTCGAGGGGGTGGACTTGCTCATGCGCTAATCCTTCAGGCGGCGCACCAGGGCGACACCGACGACCTTGAAACCGAATTGCGACCAGCCCTTGCGATCCCAGCCGGCGAGATCGACGCAGCCGAGGGCCTCGGCCTGGGCGTCGAGCGCAGCGAGCACCGGCCGCCACCAGCGTTTCATGCCGACGCCGGCAATAAACGGGACCTCCAGCACGCGGCAGCGGGGGAACTGGTGGACCTCGGTGACGACGACCGCGACGATCAGGCCCCGATCGCGGACCACGAACAGCGTCATGCGGCCCACCATCACGAGCTGCAGGATGTCAATCGGCTCGTAGCCCCGGCCCCGGTCGGTGGCGCGCTTGAGGATCGGCTCGATGATCGCCCAACAGCGCGCGATCTCATCGAGCGGCGGCATCGAGACGGTGACGTCGTCATCCAATGAGCAGGGCGACGTAGGTGCAGTCGGCGTAGGGGACGGCAGCATGGTGGATCGTCACGGCTCCCTTGGTGGGGTCGAACCAGATCGAGGGCAGGACATCGGCGGCGTGACCGCTGGCCGGCATCAGGCTGATGCTGGTGTAGGGGCCGATCCGGCTATCGCTGAAGGCCGAGGTCGTCGCGTTGGCGGCGAGGGTGACGCCCATCGTCGCCCCGAGCGTGCCGCGCAGGGCCTGATTGATCGCGGCGGCGAAGCGCAGGTTGGTGGCGCGCGCGTCGCCCGGCGCGGAGGGGACGATCGGAACGACGGGCGGGCGGCTGATATCCGCCTGCGCCATCAGCGGATGCCCTCGGGTCGGGCGACGACATCGATGCCCTGCAGCGCGTTAAACCCGGAGGCCGGCGGCAGGGTCAGCCGGAAGCGGGTATAGCGCCCGGTGGAGCGCTGCGGGCAGGCCCCGAGGATGTTCTCGGGGATCGCCATCTCGTAGGTCACCGGCTGGCGCACCATCTCGCGGTGCCCGACCGCGATCGAGGCCGCCACCGCCGCGTCGTGCAGCGGCCGGCTGCTGATCACCCGAGTGCGGCGATCGGGGAACATCTGGGTCTCGGTGGTCTCGATCGTCGGCGCGAGCGCGTCGCCGGTCGTGAAGTTCTGCTGGTGGTTGCCATCGAACCAGCCGAGCATCGCGTTGCCCTCGGTGTAGACCCGGCTGTCGAGGCTGTACTTGAGCTGCTCCAGATTGCCGAGCGGGTCCATCTGGTCGAGGTTGTAGCCGCCGGTCGAGTAGCTGACCGCCTCGGCCCACTCGACCGGGATCAGCGTCAGGTCGGCGAAGCCCCAGCGCGCCAGCTCCCAGTTGTAGATGTAGGCATGGTTGAAGAGGCCGTTGTTCTGCTGCCCGTGCATCAGCCAGATGACCAGCTTGCGGATCGGGTCGTAGGTGCCCTGGACGTTGCGCAGGTAGTTGACGTCGAGGTCGCGGAAGAAGGTCTGATCGACCTTGCCCGCGCCGATCCCCACCGAGCTGCTGCCGTCGAAGGCGTAGAACCCGTCCGACCCGAGGTAATAGACGACGGCCCGCGCGACGCCGCTGCTGTCCATGATCCGCCGGGTGACGACCGAGAGCGGACTGCTGGTGCCGGCGCTCCCCTCGGCCACTTGGAAGTCGAATATCTTGGGCGAACCAGCGTACTGGATGCGGTAGATGCCGCGCTCCATCAGGGCGCAGCCATCGGCCGAGGACATGTGGCCGCCGACGAGCTGGACGACCGCGCCCAGGTCGGTCTGCACGAGGTCCTGATAGTCGCTCTGCACCATGATCGCGGCGTCGGTGCCCCAGGTCGCCGGCCAATTGGTCGGGTCGCCGATCGCCGGCCATGCGACCCGGTGCATCAGCGGGCCGTCGTGGATGTCCACGATGTCGCCGACCATCAGGAAGTCGCGGATGACGCAGCAGACCCGCGCCCTCGGGGCGTTGGCCGACAGGTTGCTCAGCGCGCTGTCGGTGCCGATGACCATCGTCTGGATCGGGTCGGTGTAGTTGGTCGCGATCAGCCGCTTGCCAAAGGAGGCGATCGACCAGAAGCCGTCTGGCGGGGCCTCGGTGTTGTAGGGCGCGCCAGGGCCGCTGACGTCGGTGGCGAAGCTGGTGTCGCCGGTCTCTTGCAGGTAGATGCGCTGCTGTGTCGCGGCGAAGTTGAACACCGTGCCGGCTGCATTGCGGTATCCATAGGACCCACATACACGCGCTGGCAGCGGGTTGCCGCGCGGCACCGGCCCGAGGAAGGGGCCATAGGATCGCGCGGTGCGCGGCACAACATTGGTGGCGACGACGGTGCCGGGGTTGCCAAAGGCAGGCCCATCCGGCAACCACTCGCCAAAAGGTAGGATGGGCATGAGCGCTCCCGGTGACGACGAAGAGCTGGAGGCCGTGATCGGCGAGCTGGTCGCGCGCAAGAACGCCGCCCGCGCAGGCTCGGCCGAGTACCGGATGGCGTTGCGTCAGCTCACGGGGTTGCGATACAGCCGCGAGCTGGCCGGGCCGATCATCGAGGAGCTTGACCCGTATTGGGGTCTGGAGTGCCGGCCGCTGCCCCGCCGAGGCCAATAGCGCCCAGCAGGCCGTATAGCGGTATCTGCTTATAGACGAGGCCGCGCTGCACGATCTCGTCGCGCGGCATGCCGGTCAGGCGGTGCGTGCGCTCGATGCTATCGTTGATCTGCTGGATCATCGGGCCGCCGGCCTCGTTCTTAAACCCAGCCCAGGCGACATCCTGCACATTCCCTGGCTGGACACCCAGCTCAGCCGCCATGTCGCGCACCGGCTGCTGCAGCATGCCGTAGGCGGCCTTGCGCGCGTTGGTCTGCACGTTGGCGGGAACGTGAGCCAGCAGGCCTCGCGTCATCTGGTCGTCCATCACCGGATTGCTCAGGTCGCCGATCATCGACCGGGCAAAATCGTGCATCTTTGGCTGCGTCGGGCCGAGGCCGGCATACCCGCCCGCGTCACGCATCCTCACGTAGTCGTCTAGGTTGTTCTGGGCATACCGCCCGCCGACCGGGTAGGGCAGTTGGTTTGCCACCGGCACGGGATCGCCCCTTGCGCGGTTGTATTCGAGGAAGTGCGACATCAGGAAATTCGAGGTCGGGTTCTGCCCCGAGGTCGTCGCCGCCATCGGAGCGGCGAATTGATCGAGGAACGCCGCCCGGCCGGCGTCAGCGCCAAGATGGTCGGTGTACGTCTTCTCCAGCTGGGCCATCGCATACCAGTGGTCGGCATTGCCCAAGTCCATCCCGTGAGCGTAGGCGCGCTGCAGCGCCGCCGCCGTCTCTGGCGCATCAATCGCATCGGCATATTGCTTGATTGTGGCCGCCTTCGATGGCCGCACCGTCGCCGTGTCAACGTTGGGCGGCGGGTAGTTGGCGGGATCGACATAGGACCGCTGCGCCGGATCGAAGTAGGGCGTGTAGCCCGCCTCCATGTCCTTCATCACGCGCAGGCGTTCCTGGGCAAAAGCTTCCGCTTCCGGCGTTAGCTGCTTCGCCTCAAAGGTGTTCCCACGCTCCCCGACCTTGAGCGTCGGCGGGCCGACCGGCGGGTACTGCTCGGCATACTGCGGGAACTTCGCCTCGGGGAAGGGCGTCGTGCCGAATGCCGGGTCTTCGCGCAGCAGCGCGGCGGGCCTGGGCGCTGCCGCCTTGGTCGCCATGCCGCCGCCGCTGAACCCTAGGGCGAGGTTCATCGCCGTGTCGAAGCTGTTGGCGTTCGGCCCGAAATTCTGCTCCAGCCATTGCTTGCCGTACTGCCCGGTGAAGACGTTGCGCAGGTACTCCGACATCAGCGGCTCCATCGCCGTCGATGCCTGGGCCGCCCCATAGGCCTCGGGGTCGCCGAGGTATGGGTTCGTGGCTTCGTCAAAGAGACCGGGCATGGCGCTACCTCAGGATGAGGCTCAGCAAATAGAGGGCGACCGCGAGCCAGCCCAGGTGCGGGATCAGCGGGAACTGCCAGGGCCGGAACGCCTCGATGAGGGCGAGGACGAAGGCCAGGACGAGGAGGATGAGGGTGGTCATGGGTTCTTCGTGTCCGTCTGGATCATCAGGCCCTGCGGGTACTTGGCCCGCCGGTCAGCCAGCTTGATGTCCTCGATCCGCTCCTCGCGGCCGGCGGTCCATATCGCGATGCGCGGGTCATCGCCGATGTAGGGGGCGGCCAGGGAGAGCGTGCCGAGGAGGTAGGCGCTCGGGTACTGGGTCAGCAGCCAATTGGTCGGCGCGACGGCGGAGAGGCCGGTGAGGCCCGACAGGTAGGTCAGGTGGATCGGGTCGGGGTTGCTGTCGGCGGTGTTGCCGGTGATCCGCAGGTTGAGGCCCTCGATCGTGTAGGCCTGCGGGTAGCCGTCGATGTACCAGAGGTTCCGGTCCATGTTGGGCGGCGTCTGATAGGTGAAGACCCGCCGGCCGTAATTCGTATCGATCCACATTTCGCGCAGCTCGCCATAGTCGAGCGGCAGCGGGATCGTGTCGGTGCTAGGGGGCGGCGTGATCGTGACCGTCTTCTCGACAAAGCGGGTCCGCAGGCGATCGCGGGCGATCTCCTCAAACATCAGGATCATGTCGGGCACGGCCGGCGCGACGAGGGGATCGTCGGGCCGGGCCAGCCAATCGAGCACCGTCTTCTGGAGGTTCTGGTAGCTGTCGAGGGGCATCGGCGTGCCTTTAGATGATGAAGTGTCGCCCGACGCGCAGGTGCGCCCACTCGTTGCTGTTCAGCAGCCGGCGCACCGCGCCCTTGTGGTTCTTGTCCCAGGCGCGGATGCCGTACTGCTGGAACCACAGGAGCTGGACATCGGGCGGGATGCGGGCGGCAAGGCGCATGTCGCCACGCGGGTGGTCGTCATTGGCGGTGCGCTTGTTGGCCTCGATGACCGCGCTGACGTCGTGGGTGCGGCGGATGATGCAGCGATCCGCGCTCTCATCGTAGGCGAAGTGCTCGACCGCTCCTGTCATCGGATCGCGCGACAGGAACCGCCACTGCATCAGCGGCTCTCTTGCACCGTGCGCCAGCCCTCGGCCGTCGCGGCCTCGGCCTCGGGGGCCGCGCCGTTGAGCCTGGGAGGCGTCTCGGGCTGTGGCGGCGGGGCAGCGGGAAGGGCGAAGGCACCGGGGTGCGCCTCGCTGATCTGCCGCTGGATCATCTCGATGACCGGCGCGGCGATGCGGTAGGGCGTCTCGCCGAGCGCGCGCAGGATGACATCGCAGGCCCCGGCGGGGAGCGTCAGGTGGACGGACTGGTTGACATCAAGCACGCTCTTTTCCCTCCAGGGCTGTGAGGCGATCGGCGAGTTGCTGGATCGCGCGGATGAGGTATGGATCGAGACGCTGGGCATCGATAAAGCTGAGGCCGCCGGCCAGCTCGTTGGCGCGCACCACGCCCGGCATTGCCTCCGCGACCTCTTGAGCAACGAGGCCTATCGCCTCGTCCGGCTCGAGGTATGGCATCAGCTCGCGGCCTTGCTTGTTCCAGCGGAACTCGCGGACAGGGGTCTGCAGCAGGGCGGCTAGAGCATCGACCTGGGTGTCATGGATGTGGGTTTTGAGGCGGGCGTCGGACCAAGCGGTCATCGGGACGAAGAAGCCGTTCGCCCCGTTGTTCGGCGTGATGTTGAACGAGCCGCCCTGGATCGCCAGCGACATGTAATTCCAATCGCCGCCATAGCACTCAAGGCGCGCGCCGATGTGGCTGCTGCCGCCAGTGCGGTAGACGCCCGAGCAGCCCATGTCGCCGACGCTCCCGACCCCGTAACCGACCAAAGGGCCGTTGACGGTCATGCTGTTTTGGACCGTCGCGACGTTGCTGCAGTTCAAATCTCTGATGTAGAGGTCGCCCGCGTTGTCGATATGCGCGACGCCGTTGCTGCCAGCATCGACGAACCAGAAGGAGCCGTTGCCGCTTGGCAACCGGAAGCCGAGACTATTGGCATCGCCATAGATTTGGGCGTTGGATGTGCCAAAGAAGCAACTGCCGCCGCCGACCGTCAAATTTCCCGACGCGCCAGTGACTATGCCGCCAGCGCTGTCGATATGCGCGACGCTGGTGTTGCTGTTATTCAGGAACGTCCAGTACCCGTTGCCGGTCGGCAGGCGGAAGGAGCAGTTGTTGGCGTCCTGCGAGATGTAGCCGCCGCTCGGGAGCCAGATGGTGCCGCTATTGACGTGGAGGTTGCCGCTGGTGGCGATGTCGCCACTGAAATTGCCGGCCCCATCGACCTGCAGCGAGCCGCACTCGAATTGCCCGCTGTCGCGCATCGAGAAGTAGACATCGCTGCCGCCCGTTCCGACGCGGAACGAGAGCGTGTGGCTGTCGCCCGCGTAGACGACATGGTCATTGCCGCCGGGAAAGGTGTACCCGAGCGCTCTGACGTAGCCGGTATCGACAAAGAGACCGCCCGCGCCGACCTCCACCGGCCCGCCGAGCGGGTTGAGCAGTAGCGGGTAGTGCTGCGAGAGGTCGGTGCTGTTGGTGACATCGAGCCAGAAGCCGCTGCCGCCCTCGCCGCCC